GTTGCTTGCACCCTTTCCCCGCCATTGTTTTATTGATTATCGTTTTAAAAACGTTTTCAGAATTTTCTGCGTAGGCTTCGTAAAGCGCGTCAGTTCCTAGATCAACGTTGGTAACTGGCATCACTATGCCAAGCTTCTCGACAAACTCTGACAAAACGACAGGCGTAGGCATCTCAACGCCATACAACTCCACAGATAAAGGTGGATCGTCTTTATAATTGTGCGTGTTCGGCACACGTAAGATACGTGCAACATCTGCTGTCACCGCAGGGTCAGCGAGCAGGCCGTTATCGGCACAGGCTTTCTTCAACCGCTCTGCTGCGTCTAACCATTGCTCCGCCGAAACTGCTTCGGTAAGCGTCCAATACACATGTACTCCTCTCCCGCTGTTAACCATCATAGGCTTAGGCAGAGAGAGTTGTTTACAGAAACTACGCAACGCTTCGATTGCTGCGGCTTGCGTAGGGTATTCTTTTGACGGCCCACAATCTAAATCAAGGAACAGAGATTTGAGTTCCTGTGCGTTGTCGGCTTTACGGCTAGTGGGTTCCTCGAATGTTGCGAGTGCAAAGTAAACGTCTAAGCCATCGTTATTGTATTTATTGGCTGCACGTTCGACTTCTTCAATGGTGCTATAGAACTTTTGTATTCTTATGTTGTCCTTGCTACGCGCTGCAAAAACGCAGTAGTGACCGTTGTCGCTGAGTACCCCCTGTAAAAAGGTTGTTGTTTCCATTGCTGCTGCTCCAAAGTTAACCGTGGTGAGGCGTGATAGGAGTCTACCTCACCACGATATTCTCTTGTTAATTTTAGGATAAGAAGTTCTCCCTATTCTTCTTAGTCGTCCCAGTCCTCAACAAGAGCCGCAAGATCAGCCTCTTTGTCAGAGGGAGCAGCTACCTCTTTCTTTTTGGCGACCTTTTTCGGTTCGGGGATTTCATCTGCTTCAACAGGCGCAGAGTCAATCACATCTTCAAACACGGCTGA